GTCGCAGGCGGCTTTACTGCGCCGCCGGCAGGAACGACGGATTGATTTATGACCCCGTGCTGGTTGTCTCAGTCGGCGCGGTAAATGCTTTGCTTGTGGCGTCATAGGTGTAGTCAATCCCGGCAACAGTGCCATTTGGGATGATAACGACAGTGCTGCCGGTGGGCGGCGTCCAGTCATCGGCACTACCCGTAGGGCCGCTCCATACTATCGTGTTAATAACGGCACCGTTTTCAATGATTGCATAAATTGCCATTATGCATACTCCCAAACTTTCAAATAACCTTTAAATCCACCACCTGATGCATAGCCCACGCTACTGCTATTGCTTGCTACACCAGAACCGCCGCCTCCTGGAGTGACCGCCGCATTCCCCGTAGTATTGATACCAGCGCCAGAGACGGAACCACCTAATTTTGATGCAGCCCCAAATCCACCGCGACAGCCATTCGTTTGAATAATGCAATCACCACCACATTGACCATAATCATAATCGATCAATGTCGCGGCTGCTGACAGTGTGTAGCTGGTACGAGTGGGAGTCATGCCATAAATGGCAGGAATAGATGTTGATGACACTAATACCAATCCCCCGTTACCGCCCAAAACTGTCGCATATGTCCCGAAAGAAGTATTGCCGCCAGCAATACCAGCGGCGTTTGTTACTGAAGAACCGCCGGACCCAATAGTTACGGTTACTGGCGTAGCCAATGCAGAAATAGGGATTAAAAATTTCAAATAACTGCCGCTACATCCGCCACCACCACCGGAATAAAACCCTGAACCATTAAGTGCACCACTCGCCCCTGATCCGCCGCCTGCAATCATTTCAACTAATGCCAGTCGTGTTCCTGGTGTTGGTGTGTACGCGCTCGACGCCGCAAAAGTCTGTACGTTCAGCAATCTGCCTATCAGCGTCCCATCGCTTGAACCAAGGTTTGTTAGAGCCGCCGCCTGAGCTACCGCACCAGCCGCTTTGATTTCAGAAAAATTATTTGCCCTTTGCAAAAATAACGTCTGAATCGCCGCCAATACCTGCGCGTCATTGGTCGGATCGAGCGTTAACCCTCCCGTCTGCACAATATTGATGAGCTCTCGCTGCACGGTATTGAACCACCCGGCATCAAGAATGGTGGGAGAGATACCGCTGGCCACACTGCCATCGGTAAACTCCCCGGCGGCAGTAGCGGTATTGGTGATATTGCCAATTTTTTGCATAAATCAGTCCTCGTCAATAAAGACGCTTATTAAAAATAAGGTTGTGGAATTACCCGGCGTAGCCGAATTTTACGATGGTGTGGGATGGCGCCAGCGCTGATAACCGGCATTCAAGTTGTTTATTGCCCCATGAACGCAGTGGGTCGCTGCAATAACTCAGGCCGCATTGCGCATAGGAAATTGTTGTGGTCGGCGCATTGACCAGCCAGGTAAAGGGGTAATCATTGCCGTTGAGCGCATCGCCGCAGACAGACATGCCGGCGCAGGCTTGCCGATAAACACTGATCGTGACGGTATAGCCCAGCGAGGCGGCCACACAGATAAAATAGGCTATAGATTGACCGCCGGTGCTGAAGAGTTTTGACGTAACCGCCTTTTGCCGCAGCGCAATGCTGTCCGTTTCTCCGATAGCGCAATCATCCGGCAGAGCTAGCGTGTTCTCCCACTCGCTAAGCAAAATGGTGGCGGTGGCCGGGAACGCGCCAACCAGTAATGCCTGTGCCGCGTCATCGCTTTGCTGATAGCTGTTGGCCAGTGCGCTCATTACGGCTGTCTGCACCGCGTCGGAACTCTTGGGCCACACTGCCCCCACCGGCATTAATGACTGAAACGCGCCGGTATAATCATCAACGGTGAATTTACTCATAAGTAAGTTACCGTGCCCCGCACCGGCAATCCGCCGGTCGCCATGGTGATATTGGCCGTCGGCGATGTCAGGATAAAACCGTCGGCGCCATCAATATCCGCAATGGCCGCCATTAGATCCGAAAGATAAATTGTGCCGCCAGGTGCACCCTCGGTGAAGAAAACATTATCGATCGCAGTGGCAATCGCTGCCGTGGTGGTAGCATCGGCATTGGTGAGGCCGCTGATGTCGAAATTTACCGGGGTGGCAATAGGGGAACAAACATACACCAGAGCGGTGACCGGTTGCAGCGGGTAGATATTATCTGCGACCCGCAACTGATCGCCCGTGGCCCTGACGGCGCCCCAGGTTTCCAGCGAAGAAATGCCATTTGTCCCAACGGGAAAACCGTGATTAGTGGTATCGCCGCCATCGCACATGACATAGACTCCGACGGTACCCGCGCCCATCAGTCGGCGCACGACCCATACCCGCGTCACACCAGCAACAGCCAGTGCCCAGGACGCGTAATCGGCGTCGTTGCCGCCCTGCGGGGTATCCTGATAGGCCAACAGCATTCGTGAACGAAACGCCGCTTCGGATTCAATATCCGCCCCGCCGGTAATGGCCACCGTCGCCGTGGCCTGGCTGCTGACGCCTTCAATGGCGACATCGAGACTTAATAACGTACCGGCATCGGCATTGCCCGCTTCACCGCCGCCCGTGATATCGGTGGTAGGGTCGGGAAGGATCGCGGTAATGGATCCGATGGCCGTTCCAGCTGAACCGAGGGTAATACCGTTATCCAGGGTATATTGGTATCCGTCGCTGCGATTTAGCACAGCGGCCGTCGGTAGGACCGCCCCTGCGGCGCCGGTAAAGGCGACCGTCGGACAACGCGCGGCATAAGCCGTTTTTTGCGTTACATTTTTCAGCGCCGCCCAGGCGGCCAGATATTCATCCGTCGCGGTATAGGGGGTAGCTTGCTGCGCAATCCAGTCAAGATAACCGTAATGCAAATACGTTAATCCCGCGTCGGCATCCCCCAGAACGCCCAAATTGGAAAACCGCAGCAAGGCGCCGATGTTTTTTAATTCCGACTGAATAAACGCCGCATTTCGCTGGCGTAATTCGGTCAATGTCGGTCGATTGAATGGCATATATTACTCCCAGGCCCAGGAATATTTGAACGACGATGAATCTCCGTTCGGTTTAAAGAAAACAAGCTGCATATACAGCCGGTTCGGATAGACGATCTGGGTCGTAATCTGGATGCTGCTGACCACGCCGTCATCGATCAGCCACTGCAAGGCCTCGGTGGCATAATCTTCCGCTTTGCCCGCAATGGCCGCGGTCAACTTCTGGCGTTTCAACAGCCACAAGCGTGAACCTATTTGATAATCCGAGCCGGTATCACCCCACCAGCCTCGGCGATCATTGCCGTCGTAATCATCGTCATTTCGGGCCAACCGATCGGTAAAGAGGCTGATCAAAATAGCCGTCTCCAAATCATTACCGCTGATTAAATCGCCCAACCCGGGCTGCCAATCGCCTAACGATTGCCCGCCATTCCAGATCGTTGTGATATCGGTCATTGCAATTGCCCCCCAGGCGGTTGGCTAATCACCGTTGAACCGCCGGTTTGTACGTTTTGCACCTGGTGATTGTGCTGGTTATAAGCATCACGCAGATTTTTCAGCGTCGCGGTATTGCCGCCGTTGGCATTGTCGATAATGTCGCCGGACACCTTGAGCACCGGCGTATTCATCTGCACGCCGGTGGCGGCGTTGATGATCACGGTGGTCGCATTGTTAACCGTGACCGGTTGATTATTGGCATTGATGACGATACCGGACTGCATCAGTTTTATGGTTTGTCCCCATTGTGAATACAGCAGGGTTTCGCCCGGATTTAACCCGGTAGGCCGATAACTCTGGTGATTTGAAGCAATGATCACCGCATTTGACCGATCCCCGCCTAAAAAGCCGATAATCACATCGGTACCGGCCGGTAGTCCTGAAGAAAAGCCGAATTCCGCCAACCGTACGGTATTGTCGCGGACTTCCATCGGCGTTTGGTATTGAATCATTTGCGTCACACCGGTATCCGTCATCGATGTCACCCGGCCAATGCCCAGCAACATTCTGACCTGCCGGTACAGCCGGGATAGCTGGCCGCTTACGTCTGTCATCCTGATATCTCCGGGGATTATTGATAAGACTGATAGGGTTTTACGATAAATGACTCAGGCGGCATCAGGACCATGTGGGCGGTAGTGCCTTGATCATTTTTGAGAAAAGTGACCTCTGACAGCAACCAGAGCGCATTTTGCAGTCCGAAAACCGGAATGGTGATGGGTATCAAGGTATTAGGGGCCCACAATTGATTGGCGCTGTCGCGCCAGCTATCCACCGTCACCTGCAATTTTTTTGACCGGCCATAACGCCGGTTCATTTCCCAGTTGAGGCAATCCCGCGCTTTAGCTGGAACATTCATGGTGCTTTCCACTATCACGATATGATTACGCGTACGCATGGTTGCCGCTTCCGGATCGGTCGCGGCGGCCAGTATCATTGAGCCATAGCCGGAATTTGGCGGCAGTTGCGTCGCGGAATTCACCGATAATGACACGCCGGTATAATGAGAAAAACGCTCATCCATGGATGATTCAAACTCTGCTTCTTGAATGTTGATCCCTTGCGCCACGCCGCTGGCCGCTTGCCGGGTGCCAACCCGGGTGAGATACAAACTGCCGTCCGGCAGGTCGTAATACAGCAATCCGGCCCAGCGGCAGACGCGGTCGATAATTTCCTGCGATGACTCGCCCCAATTGAGAGTGAATTGCGGAACGGTCGTCATTCCGGTGACATCTGAAGACACCGTAATCCCATAGGTCGCCGCCAGACGCTGAGCTAGTTGCAATGCCGTCACGTTGCTGATGACGCTGTTGGGCCATATGGCGGAACAATCCACCAGGTCCTCGCATTGACCGCGCCCGCTGGTCTGCACTTCATGGCGTGAACTCGCAATCTTCGGCATCCATCTATCGATATAACCGGTTAACACCACATCGGCGCCAATCTTGACCACACAGGGATCGCCAGGCGTCACCAATTGTTGTTCATCGCTGCCGGGATAATAGTCCATGAGCGACAAATCAAAATCACTGGGCAATTTCTCGATACTGCGTGTCACGCGCAACTGGTCCCAGCCGGTGATGATTTTGTTGTTAATGGTAAGGGTCAGTTCGTCGCTCATGAGGACAGCGCCTTGAAGGTGGATGGCATAAATGCCGGGTGAACCGGATCGGCCATTTTGACTAGCGCTTCGGCGCGGGC